AGGGTGGACTGGAGGCCGCTGGACTGGCCCTCCCGCCCTACCACGCAAACTGTCGGACCGTGGTGGTCCCGGTGTAGGGGGGAACGTGGTCACGAAACAAGACGAGGCCCGCGTGGTCCAGACCTTGATCCTGTCGAAGGAGCGGTTCGAGACGGAGGCGGACGCCTCCGCCTGGGTCCGTGACCACGACTTCGAGGTTCCGGACGGGGGCGCGGACGAGACCGAGAACTCGTGGCGCTTTCGCCAGCGCCCGCCCGGTGACTTTCGCCAGGACACCCTCCGGACTATCGAGCTGACGGACGGGGTTCAGGCGGTGGTCGGCGTGTTGAAGGAGACCAGGATGAAGAACGTGGAGAACGTGAAGCGCGGGACGGACCTCCTCCTCCCGCTGAACCTGGAGCTGGAACAGGTCCAGTCCCTCGAGTTCGCCCTGGACAAGTTCCGGAGCGCCGCCGCCGCGAAGTCCTGGGCGGTGAACCACGGGATGCCACCGGTGGCCGCGCCGCGGACGATGCGGGACCAGGTGGTCCTCCGGGTCCGGGAGGAGGTGGAGCGGATCACCCGGGACGTGGTGGCCACGGTGGGGACTCCCCGCCAGGCGCCGGAGGTCCGGAAGGCGGTCCCGGAGGCGAGCGCCTCGAACGAGGAGAAGCGGGAGGCCCAGGCCGCCCGCGCCCGCCGGTGGGGGATCGAGGCCCTGGAGGGGAAGGGCGAGAACCTCACGTTCCCCAGCGGGGGACCCACCAGCGAGGAGGACTTCGCAGACCCGGTCAACCTGAAGTATCCCGTCCACACGGAGGAGAACGCCGCGAACGCGCGGGTCCGGTTTAAGCAGAACGCGGACGTTTACTCCCAGGAGTCCTCGAAACGGGTCGTCCACGAGCGGATCGTCCGCGCGGAGCTGGAGTTCGGGATCGAACCTGGCTTCGACCCGGACGATCCCCTGGACGCCCTCCTCCCGGGGGACCTGAAGGACCAGCTCCAGGGAACGGCGGAGGGCGCCGCGAAGCGCGCCCCCCTGGTGGAGTTCACGAAGTGCGGGGAGGTCTTCGTCCGGAAACAGGAGGAGGGGGAGCCGGAGGAACCGGCGGACGAGGTCCGGTTCTTCGGGATCGTGATGAAGCCGAACGTCCCGGACGTGGAGGGGGACGTGACCTCCCCGGAGGAGGTGGAGCGCGGGAACTTCACCTTCATGACGAACTTCCAGACCGTGGGCTTTATGCACACGAAGGACGTGTCGGACCGGGTGAAGCTGATCCAGGACGTGATCGCGCCGGTGGACATCGAGTTCCCGCTCCCGGACGGTGGGACGAAGAAGATCACGAAGGGGACCTGGTATCAGGAGTTGTGGTCCAACGACCCGGAGATCGTGGACCGCGTGAAGGTGAAAAAGACGATCACGGGCCTGTCGATCGGTGGGCGCGCCCGCCGCGTTCCGGTGGCCCAGATGGTGGACGGTGCCCTCCAGCTCCGTCCGGACCTCCCCTTCTCCCCCACCACGAAGCGCGCCCTGGAGGAGCGCGTGACAAAGGCGGAGGGAGACCCCGCCCTGAACGAGTTCCGAGACCTCCGAGTCGAGGAGGTGTCCCTGGTGGACGCCGCCGCCAACGAGGAGGAGTTCTTCATCATCAAACGAAGGAGAGACGAGATGCCAGGAAAGGAACAGCCCCCCACGAACCCGGCGGCGGACGTGAAGAAGACCGAGACGCCCCCCGCCACCCAGACCGCGCCGGAGACCCCGGCGCCCGCGCCCACGCCCACGCCCACGCCCGCGCCCACCCCGGCGGAGCCCACGATCGCCGAGCAGGTCGCGGAGGGCGTGAAGGCCGGGATCCAGGCCGCGATCCAGGGCGGGGTGATCCCCGCCTCCACGGAGAAGCGCGCCCCGGAGCCCACGCCGGCGCCGGAGGATGACCCCGTGACCAAGGGCTTCGAGAACCTGGGGAAGCGCCTGGACGCGATCGACTCGCGCCTGGACGCCCACCAGGTGGCCCTGGAGAAGAACGGGACGGTGGTCGCCGCGGCGAAGGGTCAGTCCGTCCCGGACAAGACCGAGGGCGCCGCGCCGGCGCCGGAGGTGAAGCCGAAGAAGTGGGCGGGGACCGCCGTCCACTCCGTGTTCGGAAACAAGCAGAGGACCGCCTAGCGGGCCGGCGGGCCGCGGGCACAAACATCCGGCGGGAGCCGGTCCCAGTTAGGAGGAAAGGAAAATGACGAACGAGGAACTGGTCCAGAAGGCGATCATCACGACCGCCGACATCGCGAGCGCGGGGAAGCTGAACGACGTCCAGGCGGACATGTTCATCGACTTCGTGATCGACGTGACGGAGCTTCGCGGGTCCGTCCGGGTCGTGCGGTTCCGCAACGAGAACATGCAGATCGACAAGATCGGCGTCGGGCAGCGCGTGTCGGTCCCGAAGGAGGAGGCGAAGGACCCGGGGGTCCGCCGTGGCGTGCGGACGTCGAAGGTGAAGCTGACCCCCCAGGAGATCATGACGCCCTTCGAGATCTCCGACACCTTCGCGGAGCACAACATCGAGGGCGAGGACGTGGAGGACACCGTCGTCCGCCTGATGGCCACCCAGACCGCGAACGACATCGAGGAGCTTCTGATCAACGGTGACGTGCTCGGTCCGGCGCGGATCGAGGAGGACCTGTTCGACGGTGGGAGCACCGTGAACGTGATCAAGGACTCCTTCATCGCCCTGATCGACGGCTGGCTCCGCCTCCTGGACGCCGGGAACATCCACGACGCGGGGGGTGCGAACCTGTCCACGAAGGTCTTCTCCGGCATGATCAAGAAGATGCCGGTCAAGTTCCGCCGGACCCGGCGGAACCTCCGGTTCCTCCTGAGCATGGACCTGGAGCAGACCTGGAGGGAGAAGGTCTCCTCCCGCACCACCGCCGCCGGTGACCGCGCGATGACGAGCACCGACTCGGTCCCGGTCTTCGGCGTCCCGCTGGTCCCGGTCCCCCTGTGGGAGAGCGACCCGCGGATCGTCGAGCACGTGACGTTCGGCGCGCACCCGGACACCCAGTCCCTCCGCTACAAGCCGATCGGCCAGGAGGTGATCATCACCCCGTCCACCCTGGGCGCCTCCCCCGTCGCCCCCTACCTGGAGACGACGGACTACACGGTGGACCGGACCGCGGGCACGATCTCCACGACCGTGGCCGGCGCGGTGGTCTCGGGGACCTTCAAGGTCACCTACCACTCGGAAGGTCAGGTGGCCCTGTGCGACTACCAGAACCTCATCCTCGCGATCGGTCGGGACATCCGCATCGAGACGGACCGGGACATCTTCAAGGGCGTGAACCAGTTCGCGATCACGACCAAGGTGGACGCGGAGATCGAGGAGGTGACCGCGACGGTGAAGGGGATCAACGTCGGGCTCGAGTAGTCCTGGCGACGGCATAGCGGTCCGGGGGTAGCAGAAGAACACGCCGCCCCCGGACCGCCGGAGGTGAGATACACATGGCTAAGAAAACCACCACGCGCCGATCGCCCTCGAGCACCACCCCCAGCTCCGTCGAGGAGAAGAAGGTCGTCGAGACGAAGGAACCGGAACCGGTGGCGGAGAAGCCCGCCGCCCCGAAGGTGAAGAAGATCGCGGTGAAGCCGGTCCCAGGGCCGGCGGAGCCGGCGCCCCCCACCCCGAAGCTCGTCGAGCTCATGCTCGGGGAGACCTACGAGGTGAAGGGCTTCACCTTTCGGAAGGACCGCCCGGTCGTCGTCGCAGACCCGGACCTCCTGGCGGAGGTGGAAGTGAACTCGAGGTTCAAGGTCACGGGCGCGGACAGGAGGACGACATGAGCGAGAAGGTCATCGTGACGCTCCGTTCCGCGCCGTCGGTCTCCGTCGACGTTCCGGACTCCGTGAAGGAAGGGAAGGAAAAGCGCCCACTGAAGCGTTCGCGCTTCGGGGCGATCCGTCTGTTCCCCGGGGTCCCGTCGACGGTCACCCAGGACGAGCTGGAGCACATCAGGCGGAAGCACCCCGCCGTCGCGGAGCGCCTGGAGGTCCGCCCCTACGTGGAGAGCACGAGGGTGGACCGCCGGGGGATCTCCGAGGCGGAGCTGGAGAAGCTGGCCGCCGCGGAGGGCCTGGACCACCTGAAGCCTCGGGCCCAGGTGGAGAAGCTCCGGACCCGCGGGAAGCTGGCCGGGCGGAAACGTCCGGCGCCGCCCCCGGAGAAGCCGAAGGCGAAGCGGAAGCTGAACGGCAACGGGGGCTGACACCCTCGTACCCACCGTGTTGTACGTTAACCTGCGAGACGGGTCCGCGTTGAACCTGGACCTGACCTCCGAGGAGGGGAGGTCCGCCTGGCGCCGCCTGGCGCGGGACCCGCGGGAGATCCGCGGGGTGGCCCTTGGCCAGGACGGGAGACGGGCGGACCTTCCGCTCCCCAGGAGGTTCCGGGAGCTGGCGTTCGAGGCGGAGCATCTGGCGGATCCGGACGGTCACCCCCTGGCGGAGCGGATCTCCGTCCTGGCGGACGGGGTGGTTCTGACCCTGACGATGCACCTGAACGGGCGGGAGGGCCGGTTCCGCGTGGACCTGGACAAACGCGGTCGCGCGCGGTTCCGTCCTTCATATCCCTGAACGCCACCGGGGCCCGGGCGCTATTCTGGGGGACACGTAGACACCCCCTCGAACGGAGGTAACGCCCCATGGCCGTCTCTCGACTGCGACAGGACCAGATCCACACCAGGGGATCCCTGATCGACGACACGAAGCTCCCGTCCGACCACGACGCGAACGCCGCGGACCTGGAGGACACCCTGGATTACCTCGCGAGCCAGCTCGCGGACATCCTGGGGGAGACGAACTGGTACGACGCGCCGGACCTGTCGATCGCGGCGATCAACGCCAAGACGTTCCTGGACGAGAAGCTGGCCCTCCGGGAATACTTCCTCCTGACGGACATCACGGTCCCGGCGACCCAGAACTACAAGGTCCTGTCCGTGGCCGGGAGTGAGGTCCCAGCCCGCCCGAAGGCGATCAACGCCACCACGAAGGGTCTGGTCACCGCGCCCCACGGGGGGAGCTTCGGGACCGCCCACTCGCTGGCGGAGGTGGCGGGGGACACCACGATCAACCCGAAGAACCTCCTGGCGGTGGTGGACGGGTCCACCGGGGACCCGATCCTGGACAGCAGCGGTAAGACGATCTGGGGCCTCCTCCAGCACGAGGCCGGGGCGACGGACGGGGCGGTCTTCACGGACACCACGCCGGAGCGGGCCCAGGTCTCCTTCGTGGTGGTGAACGCCACCAACGACGACCTGGTGGCATGCGCGGTGGGGGACATCGAGAGCAAGGTCGTGAACCTGTCCTTCGTGGACCGGAACGACCTGGACTCCTGGGTGGAGCAAGACTTCCTCCGCCGCGGGTCCTTCGTGGACGTGCCCACGGGCGCGCAACAGGTGACCCTAGACAACGCGATCGACAACCAGGGGGCCACGCCCGCCACCCAGGCGACCCAGATCTACTGGCGGATCGACGACGACGTCGGTCTCCACTTCCAGGACTCCACCGGGGCCCGGGACCTCCTGGCCCTCCTCCCCGCCGCCGCCGGTGACGAGGTGGAGGTGAACGTGGACCTCCTGGACGTGAACGTGGGGGTCTCCGGGATCGTGGACATCGACAACGGGATCCGGGTGGACACCGGGGGCCAGCGGATCAACGTGGGGGAGACCCCGGGACAGATCGACTCGACTACCCTGAAGCTGGCCGCCACCACGGGCCTCGCGGAGGTGGAGGGCGTGGGGGTCACCCTGGACGCCCTGGCCGGGGCCGGCGGACCGCTGACCGCGGACGGGACCCTCCTGGACGCGGACTTCAGCGACACCTCCCACCTGGACATGAGGGCGAGCGACGCGGCGGAGAAGACCCTCCGCGTCCTGGCCGCGAACGACGGGGCCGGCGCCTCCGTCCTCCTCCTGGTCTCCGAGGACGGGGACCTGAAGTTCCAAACCGTTCGCGAGACGACCCCGCTCCCGCTGGACGACTCCACCGCGGGGACGATCTCCGGGCTGGCCGGCGGACCCCACGCCTCTATCGCCGCCGCGATCAAGTACGCGATCGAATCCGGGGGCGTGGACCTCACCTTCGACATCTTCCTGGCGGCGAGCAACTACGCCCAGGGGGTGAACATTCCCGGGGTGACCCTGGACCTGACCGCCTACGACGAGGACATGGGGACGCCCGCCTCCCCGGGGACGCCGGACCTGTTCTTGTTCCTGAACGGGCGCCTGATTCGCGGGGCCTCCGGAACCGGTATCGGGGACTGGTACGCCGGGGACACGCCGGCGAGTGGGGACATCAAGGTCGACTTCCCGAAGGGGATAAAGACCGGGGACCTGATTATCACGATCGGTCTCAAGCAGTAGGACTTCGCACCCGCGGCGGGTCTATAATCTCCCCCGCTAACCTCGAGGAGGAGATGAACTCATGCCGCTGAAGCTGATCAGACACCTGGACGAGAAGGAACGGGAGATCGGTCCCTTCCGGGCGGTCCTGAAGGACCACCCGGTGATGCTGGACCGCGCGGAGACCGCGCATCGTCTCTACCGCGGGCTACGGGACAAGATCCTGGAGGAGGCCCCGAAGCTCTACGAGCTGAAGGGGTTGTGCGCGGGCCTGGAGGCCGGGCCCGGGGTGGTCCGGGACCACCAGGACGCGGTTCGGGACGCCCTGAAGGACGAGAAGCTGGAGCCGGAGGTGGCGAAGCCGATCCTGAACACCCTGGCCGCGGTGACGGACACCCTCCAGGACCGCCACGGGAAGAACCGGGAACAGGTGAACCGCCTGGCCGGCACGATCGACGGCTACTACAACGCCGCCGTGGAGACCCTGAAGGACCTGGCCCGGACCGTTCTGTCCGTGGTCCGCGCGGAGGAGGAGCCGGAGGAGGACTGGAGCGGACGCGGGACGGAGAACGGACAACGCCCGGTGGAGACGAAGGGCGGGAACGGTGCCTCCGTGACCCCGATCGCCGCCGCGCGGGGGAAGAACGGGGCGAAGAAGACCGCCCGGAAGCCCCGGACGAAGCGGACGAAGAAGACTCCGGAGGCCCCGCCGGAGCCCCCGCCGGAGGGCTGATCGGTGACGGTCACCCCGGACCGCGCCCCCGGACCCTCCATCGAGGAGGAACTCCAGCTCGAGGACCAGGGTCCGGGCGCGGTCCCCTCCGTTGTGGGGGCCCTCCTCCAGGCGGACGGGTCTATCCTGGCGCGGGACGCCCTGGGGACCTTCGACCTCCGGAGCGCCGGGGGTGGGATCACGGAGGCCCAGCACGAGAACCTGGACACCCTCGTCCACGCCCTGGCGGAGGACGCCTACCTGGAGGTGACCCGGACGGGGGGCCAGGTCTCCAACGTGACGGTCTGGACCTCCGCGGCGAAGACCCTGAAGATCCGGGAGCTGACGAACGTGGTCCGGACCGGGGGCCGGATCGACTCCTACGACGTGATCCAGTACAACGCCGCGGGGACGGAGGTCCAGCGCCTCTCGTACGCGGTGACCCGGACCGCGGGCCGGATCTCTAGCATCCAGATCACGGAGACGCCCTGATGCTCTTCATCGTCGAGGTGGACGGGGGCCAGATCAAGGTCCAGGACAAGGACGGGAACCTGATCGACTCGGAGGTGGAGGGGGCCCTCCGCCGCCTCCTGGTCGGGTCCCGGGCCCACCTGGTGGACGGGGTGAACAAGGTGGAGCTGGCGGTCGTCCACGACACCGCGGTCCCGGCGAACACGCGGGGGCTCCTGGTGATGGGGGCGGACTCCCAGGACGTGGCCCGCCGCCTCCTGACGGACGGGGAGGGGAAGCTGAAGGTCGCCGCGCAACCGCCCTCCCCGCCGCCGGGGACCACGCCGTTCGTCCTGGCCGGGGACACCCCGCTATCCGTGGGGCCCGTGCCCAACTACCAGGAGGCGGTCTCCGCGGTGATCTCGAACGGGACGAAGCTCTACCTCCAGACCGTGGCCGCCGGCGCCGCCGGGGACCCGTCGGAGAACGGGAGCAAGGTCGAGGTCTACTGGAGGGAGGGGTCCCCCGCCGTGAACCACCTCATCACGCGAATGTACCTCACCGGGCAGACGGTGAACTTGGTCCTCCCGGACGCCCACACCGCGCGGGACGGGACGGAGATGACCGGGAACGGGTCGAACACCTACCTCGTGATCCGGCGGGAGCGCCTGTCCACCGCCGCCCAGGAGATCGACGCCGAGGTCCGGGGCTACACGGAGACGTAGGAGGAACTCATGCCTGTTACCGTGACGGGAATCGTGGGGGTGGAGGCGGTGATCGCGCCGGGCCGGATCCTGGTGGACGGGGCCCTGACGATCGCCGTGGTGGCGTTCAACCTGGAGCTGGACGGGAAGCGCCAGACCTTCCCCGGGGAGATGAACGTGGGGGTGACGGACGACGCCCTCAACTACGTGTTCCTGGACTGGGACGGGAACCTGAACGTGAACACGACCGGGTGGCCCTCCACGACCCACGTCCGCCTGGGCCGGGTGACCGCCGCGAACGGGCTGATCATCGCGGTGAACGACGACCGGGTCCTCCTGACCGCCGCCATCGACAAGGACGTGCGGTCCGCCCTGGAGAACGGACAGACCTCCACCACGGACGACGTGAACTGGACGCAAAAGCTCCGCCTGGAGCTGAACGGGCTCGAGGCCGGGACCTACGTGATCCAGTGGTACGCGGAGCTTCGGCACAGCAACGCCACTCAGACCGAATACGCGGAGATGCGCGTGGAGGCCAACGACCTGTTTGAGCTCGGTTACTCCGCCTGGCCCTACCCGGTCTTCGAGGACTCCGGCGGGTTCTCGATCTACGACCTGACCGCCGGGGACCACTACCTGGACCTGGACTTCCGCGTTCAGGGGGGCGGGACCGCCTACTGTCGGCGCGCCCGCCTCCTGGTCTGGAGGATCGCATGAGCGTTCACGCCTACCCCCTGACGAGCTTCCCTAACGAGGCGGTCTGCGAGGACCGCCTGAAGGCGGAGGTGGTGGCCGCCCTCCCGGGCCGGACCCTCCGGGGGATCCGCGTCCAGATCCCGGCGGACCCGGAGGCGCCGGGCTCCTGCGAGTTCGTCTTCGAGGAGGAGCTGGACGGGGTGGAGGTGGCCACCCTGTCCTCCGTGGTGGCGGTCCACTCCGGGGACCCGGTGACCCGTCTGAAGTTCCACGCCTCGTCGACCCTGGCGGACCTGGAGAAGACCCTGGCCAGCTCCGAGTGGGCGGTCCTGGGGGGCGTGGTGACCACGCCGGAGTTCTTCTGTTCGGTGGGGTCTATCCTGGCCCGCGTGGTGGGATCCTACCGCGCGGTGGAGACCGGGGCGGAGCTGCGCCTGGTGGAGGACGGGACCCGGGTCCTGGGGACCTTCCAGATCCCGGACTCCGCGGACGCCTGGACCAAGATGCAATGGTTCAGCTCCGACGTCCCCCTGGCCGGGACCCACGAATACACCCTGGAGGGGAGACTGAACGGGGCCAGCTCCGCCTCCGTCCGGTTCGTCTCCATGTCCCTCCTGGAGGTCTGCTAGTGACCTGGCGCCGGTGGGTGACCCTGGGGATCCTGGTGGCGGTGACCCTCCTCCTGGTGGGGTGGGACGTTTACGTGGCGGTGGCGGAGGCGGGCCGGGGGAACGACCCCGCCGCCGGCGGGACGATCTCGGAGGTGGTCCTGGGCTACGCCCGCCGCCACCCGGTCCTCCCGTTCTCCCTGGGGGTCCTGATGGGGCATTTCTTCTGGCCGCAACGCGGGGACGCCTCCGGTGGCGCGTAGGTTCCTGGAGGCCCTGGAGGCGCCGGACGGGGCCCGGACGGACTTCACCGCGCCCTCCCCCTACCTGGCCGGGACCCTCCGCGCGTTCCGGAACGGGCGCCTGGTGGCCACGGACCAGGACGACGGGTTCCTGGAGCTGGCCCCCGCCGCGGGGACCTTCCGGATGCGCCGCGCCCCCCTGACGGGGGACACCCTGTTCGCGTTCTACGAGGAGGCGTGATGGCCGGGAGACTGGATCAGGCCCTCGGGGCGGTGAACGGGGTGAACCGGGACTTCGCCACGCCGGCGCCCTACGCCCCGGGGTCCCTGGTGGTGTTCCTGAACGGACAACAACTGAAGCGGGACCTGGACAACGGGTGGACGGAGCTGGACCCCAGCTCCGGGACCTTCCGGATGAAGCTCCCGCCCTCCGGTCCCCAGGTGGCCGCGGATGACCCCGGGGACGTTCTGTTCTGCTACTACGACACCGGGCCGGCGGTCTCCGTGGGTGGGGCCGGCGGGGGGATCCCGCGCCTCGCCTCCGCCCTGGAGCTTCGCCCCGCGGTGGCCGGCGCCGCCGCCCTGGCGCCCGGGATGGTGTCCGCCGTGGACCGGACCGCGGAGGCGGGGGTTCCCCTGGCCGCCGCGGAGGAGGTCCGCCCAAAAACGGAGACGGCGAACGACCTACGCCCTAAGCTGGTGAAGGCGGAGGAGACCTGATGGCCACGATAAAGATCACGATCACGGTGGAGAAGCTGTCGAACGTCCTGACCCTGTTTGACGTGGTGAAGGTCTACCGGTCCACCACGGGGGAGGTCGGTCCCTACGTGGAGATCACCGGGCCGGGGACCCGGATCCCCCTGGTGGCGGGTCAGACGATCTACACCTACGACGACACGGCGGGCGACCCCGACTACTGGTACAAGACGAGCTACTACCACGAGACGACCACCCTGGAGTCCTCCCTCTCGGACCCCCTGAAGGGGGACGCCTCCTCCCTCTACGTCTCCGTGGACGAGATCCGGGCGGAGGGCGTGACGGTCGCCGTGGCGGACGACGACCGGGTCCTGACCCTGATCCGGACGTGGCAGGGCTTCATCGAGCGGATCACCCGGAACTGGTTCCAGGCCCGGGTGATGGACTTCCGGGTGGACGGGAACGGGACCCGCCTCCTCCAGCTCCCGTTCCCGATCATCTCCGTGACCGCCCTCTACCTGAACGACGAGACGGACGCCCTGGACGCGTCCGCATACGTGGTCTATAACGGGCGGGGCGGGGAGACGGGGCCGGATAACCGGCGGAACCCGCGGATCAAGCTGATCTCCGGGGAGACCTCCATCTTCGAGGGGACCGGACCGGTGAACCGCTGGGGGGATGTCTTCGAGGTGGGGGAACAGAACCAACGCCTCGTGGGTAGCTTCGGCTACGTGGAGGCGGACGGATCCACGCCGGAGGCGATCAAGTACGCCCTGAAGAAACTGGTGGTTCGGTCCTCGAGGCCGATGGCCAGCTCCGGGGGCTCCGCCGGGCCCGCCGGGCCGGTGATCGAGGAGGAGACGGACCGCCACCGGAAGCGGTGGGCGGACCCGTTCGTGGGGGCGAAGGTCTGGACCACCACGGGGGACCTGGAGGTGGACGAGATCCTGGCCGCCCACCGCGCCCCGATGCACGTGGGCGCGCCGCGGACCGTGTTCCGCCGCTTCGTCGCCGGGAGGGTGATCTGATGCTCCCGAACCTGATCCACCCGCTCCCGGTGACCGTCCGCCGGCGGTCGAACTCCTCCACCCTGTTTGATCCGGTGGCGCGGGAACCGGTCCGCCAGCTCTGGAAGGCGGGCCAGGGTCCGGGGCTGGGGACGGAGCTGGAGCTGGAGGCCCAGGTCCACTTCGGGGACGGGTTCATTAAGAAGCCCACCCTGGACCCGGGCGCGCCGCGGGAGGCGTCGAAGGGTTACCTCCTGTTTCGTCTGGTGGACCTGGTGGCCGCCGGGGTGGCCACGGACAACGGGGACGGGACGGTGGAGTTCGGACTGGCCCGGGGGGACCTGATCGTCCGGGTGGGCCGCCGCCGGACGAAGCTCTACATCCTCTACTTCAAGGACGCCGCGGGCTACCCGGACCAGGACGGATGCACCCTCCTGGAGGTGGACTTCGGGGACCGACAGCCCTCCTCCACGCCCTCCGGAGCCTGACCCGTGGCCCTGAAGTTCTCCAAGGGCTGGAAGCGGTTCATCCGTGCGATGAGCGGACGCCGCCCCCGCCGCGTGGCGGATCAGGAGATCCAGCGGAAGGTCCGGGAGCAACTGGAGCTTCTCCGCCGGGACATAATAGCCTATATCGACAGCGAGAAGCATGGGGTCCCGAACTCCCCACTGACGATCCTGATTAAGGGGAGCGCCCGCCCCCTGGTGGACCGCGGGGACCTCCGGGCCTCGATCACCACCGATATCACGGTCCGCGGGACCACGGTGGAGGGTGGCGTGGGAGTCCTCCGGCGGAAGTCCGCCCGGGGCGGTAAGAAGATGTGGAACATCGCGGTCGCCCTCCACGAAGGGTTCACGGTGAAGGTCACGCCGGCGGTCCGCGCCGCGGTCTTCGCGGAGATGCGCCGCCGGCGCCGGGGTAAGAAGGCCAAGCGCGTTCAGTTCCGCCTGGGCGGAGGTGGGTCGAAGACCTGGAAGGTGAAGGGTCGGCCCTTCGTGAAGGACCCGTTC